TCAATCCATCTACTAAATTTGTAAATTCAGCAATATTTTTTGGATTTGCAAGTATTGAGGAAGGACTATTATTGTCAACTTCACCATCAGGACTAACATATACTTTTGCAACACTACCATATCTTTCAGGCATTGATAAAGCTCTTACAATATAATCTTGTCTAGTTACTGCTCTATTTTGAGAACCAAACATTGCAATTGCATTATTTCTAATTTCATCTATTGATTCTGCACCCCTACCACCAACTGCAGGTTCTAAATTTTCAGCTGCTACTGTATTTTTTATATCATTATATATTCTCAAATCGGTATCACTTAAGGATAGTAAATCTTCTTCAAATTCAATTCTACTAATTCTATTTAAATCACCAGTATTTACATTTGATTCAACACCACCACCTACTAAATATTTTATAGTCAATGTTGTATTTGTGGGTGCTATTCCAAATGTATTTGTTTTTAAAAAATTAGAAGGGTCAATACCTTGATTTAATCTATTAACCGAATTAGCCAATCCTAATCCTACATTTTTTGGGTTTGGTAATATTCTTTCATCCGACATAGTAACATCACCACTACCAAATTGTAAATCAATACTATCATCAGAATTTACTTTTACAGAAAACCTTCTAGGTACTTTTTGTACTTCTAAAATATATGGTACTGTATTTGAATATTCTGATAGTTTTGAATTGTATGATGTGTTTGGTTGTTCTACAAAAATAGTTTCTTGAGCCAAATAAGGTACTTCATAATATTTTATATTATCTTCATCAACAACCGAATTTATTGCAATTATATTTGAATCAACAATCGTGGCCGTTGGATAATCTACATCATTTGTAGTAAATGAAATCGTTGTAGTTTTTTCAGTTGCAGATATTGCTTTTACTTTTTTAGTAATTAAATATCTAGATGGTTCTTGTGTATTTGTATCTCTCTCATATACATCAATTTCTCTACCGTCTGCTAATGAAAAATCAACTATATCTGTACTTCTAAAAGTTACTCCGTTATTAGAATCAATTTGTAGTCCATCTTTTATTTTAAGATAAAATCTATCGTCTGGTTTATTTAACGTACCCAATCCAATACTTGGAACTATTTGATATATAGTTAATGTAGTTACTGCAGGTGATGTTAATTTGGGTTTATATCCCATGGATTGTGCCAATGCTAACACATTTTTCTTTTCACTTGCATATGATAGTATTGATTCTTTTAATTGGGTATCTTGATAAAAAGATAACATATCTCCAATTGCAGCTGCCTGTTCTATAAAAATAGAACCAGGTGAAGCTTCACTAAAATCGGAGTATGAATCCGGAAAATAAGTTTTAGTAAAATCAATTAAATTTTGTTTCAATGTTGCAAAATCTTTGCCAACATAATTAAAATTTTTATTTTGATTTCCCCAACTTTTATCTAAAGGTTTAAGTGCCATTATTAATTATTTACATTTACTTGTATTGTTTCGGTCAAATTAGGATTTGATATCAATGAAAATTTTATATCCAATCCAATCCTATTATTATCTATATCATTATTATCATAATCAAATATAATTTGATTTATATTAATGTTTGGTATCCAACTTTGAACGGCATCTAATATAGACGATTCTATTCTATTCTCTAAATTTTCTCCGTCAATTTGTTCAAAAACTAATAACCAAATGTCACAACCAAATTCGGGTTGTTGTAATCGTTCTCCCTTTTTTGTTAAAATTAAATTTTTTAAATTATCTTTAGCTTGGGTTAAAGTTGTGTAATTTGTTGCAAAAATACCATTAGAATTGGAAGCTCTATTTATTCCAATTCCTAATATTTTATAATTATTCTGTGTTAAATCGGTTACATTAACTTTTCCTAACTCTATTGCCATTATTTAAATCTTTTTACTAATTCCGAATAATCTCTTGTCAATGCTTTCATAGTTGCATCTTGCAATGCATCTCCTGTTGGTTCAAATTGTTGTGGAATGTTTGTAGGCATTTCCATATCTCTATAATCCATAGTTTCCCAATCTCCATCCATAGTTTGTTGTGGTTGTATCATATCTAACACACTTCCACCTGCACCACCCATACCACCTTCTGCTCTATGAGCTGCGGTGAAAGGTTGTGTCATATTCAAAATCTCATTTATCATTGGGTCTTTTGAAAATTCTCTTTGTGATTTTTGGGTTTGTTGAACTGGTTGTTGTCTTTTAACCGGTGTAGTTTCTGTCATCTCTCGCAATGATGGAGTAGATGGTTTTTTTTGTGAGTTTAATGTAACTGCACCAGATTTGATAAGTTTAACAAGTTCTTCTTTTACTTGTAACTTAACTTCGTTTTTAACAACTTCTTTAATTAAAGTTAATAAAATTTCTGATTTCATAATAATTGTTTTGTATATGTTTAGTAATAAATATTGAAAGTTAAAATTTACCCAATAGTAATATTTTGGGTTTGTGATGCGTTTGCAAGTGCTTCCTTTTCTTCTTTCTCTTTTTTCAAGGCCAATTCTACTTCTTTGATTTTTTCTCTAGCCTTATCATCCTGATATGTAGAAGTTAATGCGGTTTGTATAGCTTGTGGTAAATTTTTTATTGATTCTAAAAACTCCGTATCATCTCCTTCGGTAACGTCTCCCAATGCATCAAATCCTATTGCCAAAGAATTCAAAACTAAATTTGGAGTTCTCGCCGCATTCTTTAATACTGCGGATGGATTTGATATTGGTTTTACTACATATCCCACCCATGGTTGAATTCCAGGTGCAGGAGGTGCAGGTGGAGGATATTGACAAAAACATTCAATATAACCTGTTAATGTTAATAGATGTAATGCTGCCGATGCAATAAAACTCATTAAAAATGGTGAAAATGGTGTAACAGGTTCTACTAATATTGGTGTCCATATACCAGGAAAAATACATTGACCGGTGATTGTTCTTAAATTTTTTACTGACCCAATGCATGGTATAATTGGTGTTTTAATCGTTGATAATTGTGCAGCCATCCAATAAGCTTTGACTGCAAGTCCGATATTATCCAATAATGTTTTAGTATCTGAAATGTTGGTCACTTGTAATATTCCAAATAAAGTATCCTGCATTAATTGTTTGTTTCCAAACTCAACCGCCAAATTACTTAGCATAGTACCTCCACCACCTCTAATTACAGAATCATATTCATCTGCAAGTTCATGTGCAAACATAAACATATTTAATTCGTCTTTCAAAGTTTCTGCTAATGGATTATCAAATATAGTATTTGTAATACTTTCACCGGATTTTTCTACAATCGTTAGTTTTTGGATACTTCTAACTTTTGACATACCAATTAACATATTGATATAAAAATCAGTCCAGGATGCACTTTCACTATGTTTAAATGAATCAAAATTCATTATATTAAGATTTACTTAAATAATTATTCATAGATAACATTGTTTTAAGTGATTTTTGTATATCTCTAAATGCTCCTTGATTTCGTGGTGGTAATTTTGTTTTACCTGCAGGTGTTAAATATTGTTGTGCAATTATCTCATCAATTAATTTAGATAATATTTGAACCAATTCACCTCCTAATACCATTTTTTGTACATCGGCGCCCGCGTCTCCAATACCTACATTTTTTCCAATAAAAACTTTACCATTATCTGAATTTAAAAATATTTGATTACTACCATCCGAATGAATTGTTATATTTTTATTATTGTGTATGTATATTTCTTTTTCCGCATCAATTGAGAAATTACCATCGGTTATTATTCCTGTATTTCCTTTACCAAACATAATGAATTCACTTGCTTTAGCTGATAAAACAATTCTATCCGAATTTACAAACAATTGATTGCCTGTTAATTTTTCTGAAACTGGATAATTTTTAAATGCAATTTTAGATTTATTTATCGTTTCTTTAAATGGTACTTTTATTTTATTAGAAGTTATATAAACCGATGTACCATCTTTATTTATATCCTCATCTATTAAAGTTCCAATTGGTTTTGAATCCAATTCTGAATTTTGTTTGTTTCTTATGAAAATTCCAGGTGATGAAGTTTTTCCATCTTCGGTTAAAAAGAATTCACTAAAACGAATTGTGTTACCAACTCTTCCACTTAATATCGTATCACCTTGTTTTGGATTTAAAAATTTAATTTTTTCATTTATACCATACTCTCCGGTATTTTTTTTTGGTTTTGTCGCTGTGGTTTTTGGTGCTGCTGTGTTTTTTCTATAAGCTAACCCAGTCATATCATCACCTGCCTCTATAATATTATCTTCAGGCAATGTTGCAGCATATGTTATATAATCTCTCCTATAATTTGAATATGGTGTTTTTGAATATGGCAACCAAAATGTAAGACCATGTAGTTTTAATATAACTACAGTTTCTCCTTTAATTGGAAATGTAAAATTATTTTTATCAAATGGATGTGCAATATCGCTTATTCCAATTGTATCTTCAAAATCATAAGTTATTGCACCATATTTTCTAGAGTCGTAGTCTGCAAATTTATCATTTCCATTGTATATAGATACATTATCTTGACTTGCAGTATCATCTCTATCTATTGGTTCAAATGGAGTACCGGTTGGATATACTTTATCAACTGTAGCTAAAAATGATTCTATATTCGTCATTACAATTTAGTTTTTATTTCTTCAATTTCTATTTCTAAATCACCCATTTTTTCTTTTGTCTTTTCTTCTACCGCATTGATGGTATCTTCCATATCTTGTAGTAATTGCGTTTTTTCATGTTCACTTAACCAACCATCTTCACCAATACCTTTCGCTTCTGCAGCTGCAAGTCTTTGTGCAATAGTTGCAAGTTTAATTAAGTGGTCATCGTTTTTAACCGATACCTCAATTAAATCTTTTATAATAGGTGCAATAACCGTTGCTTCACCCACATTACGAATAAGTTTTCTTAACGATTCAATTAACTCAGAAATGTTTTTCTTTTTGTTTTGTTGATTTTCGTATATATCTTTAAATAATGATGATAAATTCTTACCATCAAATAATTGAAATTCGTTTGACATTATATTATGTTGTTCTTTACTATATAATTATAAAGTTCCTGACTTATCAGTTGGTATCCAGCTTCGTTGGGGTGTTGTGCAACTTTCATTGGGTTTGGAATTTTCTTTTCCCAAACATCTTCACCTTTAAAGTTTTTCATTAACCATAATTCCAAAGATTCGTTTGCAAACCCCCAATATGTTGATTTATTAATTAAATAAGTGTTATCATCCTTTTTATCCAAATTTTGAATCATTAAATCAAATGCATCACACATAATATATTTTACACCATATTCATTTAACATATGTTGTAAATAAATTATATAGTTTTGATTTATTATGTTATAATAATTTTGTGTAAATAAATTTCCTAAAAAGAATTTTTTATACTCAGCCAAAAAATTATTAAACTTTTCATCTCCATATGTGTATGATTCTGTAAACTTATGTGGCAAGGCTGCTAATTCCATTTGTCCCCAACTTATCCATTCACCTTTTGGTAAAAATGGAACATAATCTCTTAACGATGAACTCCACATGATAACAACAAAATCATCTTTATGAATTTTACCATTTCTTAAATCATTTATAACCTCATTAAAAATAACATTATTTGCTTTACCACTCCATCCATTATTTACGGGTTCTAATCCTAATTTATTGGCAAGAATGTTTACCCAACTACTTTCATTTCTA